CTGTAGGAGATCCACTAACTAATGTTGAAGCATATATTCTTATTAAATTAATGTTTGCCCATGAAAAATTTTCATCTGTACTAAACTCAGATATTTTTTTAGTAACTATCCTATACCTATTTCCAGATATATCTGCTCCTGGTATATCTATCCTTGCTGTAGCACTTGGAGGTGTGACTGCAGAATTACTTACGTTATTAATAAGTTTTAAAACTATCCTTGTATTAGTTGGAGGAGATCCATTACTTGCTATTCTACTTACAATACTAAATGCTAATTTTATTTCATCGGTTGGAAGATTTTGGCTTAAATCTATAGACACAGAAGAATTTTCTAAATACTTAGATCCAGGGTTTGCAAAAAAACTACTTGTTAAAAATGAAGAACTACCAGAGACTAGCAATGCTCTATTTAAATATCTTGGTGGCTCTTGTCTATTTTGTCTACTTTCATTATTAAACATTGTAGAATCTGAGTTTATAAATAAAAATTCTTCAGTACTACTATTTATGCTTGCTGTAGTGTTACCTTGATCAATAGGCAAGTTAGGATAGGGAACAGTTGAAGCACTAGTACCATCTACATATGTCCATGGCTCTGCTGAAGAAAAGGTTAAAAGTAATTTACTATCATATCTTCCAGCAACAGCATTGTTAGATCCTGGGAATAAACCTACTTCAGATATCTTATATCTTTGATCATTAGGCATTTCTGCTTTAAATACTAATTTTTCTACCCCGTCTTCTTTTATAAAACCTTTAGAAAGAATGGGAACACGAAATACTTCAAAGTCTAAAGACTGTTTGGTTGGTGAAATTGATGCTGATGCCCCAGTTAAAAGTGGTTCTGGGCCAATACCTGCTGCTATATGTGATGCAAATGTTGGTGCTTGACCAAGCATAAATTTGGCTATAATCTGTTTGCCATCATCAGTAATCATTAGTCCCTCACTTCTACAATTGTACCATTTGTGTCTATTTCTATCTCAATCAATTCATCAGAGGTTATGTTATCTAGTTCTATAATAAGGTTTCCATCTACATCTATATAGATATAACTATCTAGACCTCTATCTGCCAAGTATCTATCCCCAGGTATTTTTGTGTTTAATTTTATAGAAAATGCATTTAATAATGAGGTGTCTGATTTTTGAGAAGATATTATGTCTGATGGGTCAAATTCTTTTTTAATAGCACTTAGATTAGAAATAATGTTGTAGTATGGATTAATACCTTCTACCGTATCATTTCTTGTAAACTTAGTTAATTCTACCGCTCCTAATTTTTCAAATACTAAGGCTGTAATAGTAGCCTCATCAATATTGTTATTATTAAGGGCTATAACATTATCTTTATCTGGAATTTTAATAGATGTTGTTGGATTAGAAACAATTTCTGTTGATTCTAAAGATACTGTAGTAGCATTTATTTTTACTGCATATTGTGGATGTCCTCCAGAAAGAACAAATGCTGATGGTGCTTCAACCCATGGATTAACGGGATTTTTTACTTGACCTAAAGTTTGTGCAACTTGATTTGCTACCTGATTCCAATCAGTTCCAGGAATATTTTGTGGATTGTAACTTACTGGAGTATTGATAGGTCTATCTATTAAATACTCTTGATATCTTGACATTTATACCTCCACAACCTTTATAACACTAGAAGGACCTTGCTCATTTCTAGCATATTGAATTTCAGATACAATAAATTGTTTTTCAACATCTACATACTTATCATTATTTGGCATAGTATAGTCTATTGTAACAATATCTCCAAGTTGAACATGAGGTATTCCAAAGACTTCTAACATAATTATTTTTCTTGGATCTATAGTTTTAGAGATTAACCATTCCATTATTTTATTAGCCTGATCTTCACTTTGTATATATATAGAATCTAAACTAAAATCTCTTCTTCCGTACTTAGACCTACTAAGTTTTACATTTTGATATATTTTATCTTGTCTAGATGGAGAAAGTATTGCATTGTTTACTAAAATTGGATCTGAAAAGTTTGATCTATTTTGAAAATATTTATCAACAGTAAGTGTATTTGAAGTATTTTGAGTAAATGTTATTCCTATAATTTGTAAATAGTTCCCAGATGTTTCATCAATATTAATTAGTTTATCTGTAGAATTAAATATTAAGAACTCTGCACCATAAGCGTCTGCATAAAATCCAGAAGATGTGTATGTCTTTTCATTATTAAAAGTAGGTTTTAATATTGCTCTAAATGCTGGATATGCTTTATCGTATCTAACATTAAAATATGCACACTCTCTAAATATAGTTCCAAACTCTTCATAGTACATATTATACTTAGGAGCATTTTGTGCACTAATTCCTGATAGATAGGTTGCTTGAACAAATCCAGATACGGCATACTTCTTTAAAGCGTCAGATGAATTTATTTCATTTGTACCAAAGGCTTGGCTTACATTTTCAATAATTGTATTCTTACTATCTTGTGAATATTGATCTTTTAAAGCATATACATTTTCAAACATACATTTGCTACCCCCTCTTACAAAAAGAGCCATTGAGTTATATTTATTTGGAAGGGGCACAATATCATCTACTGTAGCAATTTGATCTCCATTAAGGTATAGATAAAATCTTCTTACTGATCCTATTTCTTTATATTCAACTGCTAAATCATATACGGTAGGATTTTCTTCTTGACTAATCCTATCTTGTCCAACAAACCTACCCTCATCAACAAGAATTTTAGATAATCCTCCCCATAATTTATGAGGAACTGCTATTTCATTTCCATTTTGTAGTGCAGTTCTTACTTTATAAAATAAAATATTGTGTAAAGAAGAAGTCTCTTCTCCAGTATCTTTATCTACTAAATTATAATTTTCTAAATTATCTGAACTTAATGTACATATTTCAAAGTAGTATCCAGTTACTCCATTTGGGTCTAGCATGAATGCAATACCACCAGATCCTCCTGTGAGGGTAGTGTTTTGATCTCCAGTTTCTGAAGGAACTACATAATACTCAGTTGCATTATTTGCAACTTGAATTCTGTCATTAGATTCTTTTTTACCTATGACTCTCATTCTTGTACCAAAATGTTTATAGTCAGAATCTAAAGTTTTTCTTACATGAGATATTTGATTCTTATCAATATTTGATGCTGGTCCAGTAAATACTAAAGCAGATGATTGAACAGTTCCTTTTGATGTAGTTTTTTGAGTTTTAACTATATCATCTGAAGGAATTGTTTCTCTTAAAAAGTTTGCTATAATTCCATTTCTTGTAGACTGTTTTGCAATATCTTTTCCAGCCTGCCATAATTTATTAGAGGCAGTTGCTGTTGGTGGAGTTGCAATATTATCTGTTGGGGTAGTTGTAAATAGATAACTTGAATCCATTTTAAATCCATCCACGTTATCATTATTGGACCAGAAGTCACTTAGTCCAGCGTCATGCTGTGTAATTAATGTTCCAAACTGTGCTCTACCACCTTTATTGATTTTTCCATTTTTAAAAACTGTAACAAACTCTCCAGAATTATTTAAAATATCTTCATAGTAAGGCTCAGAATAAATTCTAACTAATCCAGTTGGGTACATCTTCCCATTAAAAGGTAGTTCTCCAAAATATTTTTGATACTCTATTTCGTCAGATATCCAAACGTTTCCTATTAAAGGAACGGTATATTCTACTGCATCATATTTAATTATTTCTCCATTAGCATACAAATATCCTTGAAGTTTTGGAAGCCAATAAACATTTTCTCCTATATCAATAATGTTATTAACAATAGAATTATTTTCTACGTAAGGATGCAAGTTATTAAGAGTGGTGTTTAAAGCAACAGCACCTAAAGTAAAAGACCCTGTTTTTGATTTTTCATTAATGGTCTTGCTATTGGTTTGTCCTGGAACTTCCCACAAAACAACTGGTTGATATCCATAAGTTCTATCCTCGTCAACGTATATAGCCTGCTGTAGTGATCTAGGTGCCCTTTGAATATATCTAGTAGTGTAGTCAATCTTTCCATCATTAATAACCTTTGTTTCACCACTTTTTATTTCAATAATATTTGGTAGGCTAGTACCTTCCTTTTGACCATATAGTGTAATGTCTGTAATTCTATCGTTATCACCTGGTAACAAATACTCTTTTGACATTACAACAAAGTTATTATATTCATCAAAAAACATTGATGACTGAGTTGCTACGGCAATTCTTTGTAGTACTTCTGCGATGTTTGCATCTGGTTCAATAAATAGATATGGAATTACTTCTTCACTTTTATCTTGAACATTTTTAAATACATAGTTACTAAATCCTATATTATCTAACAATACTGCAACTGCATATGTTACTGACACATTTTGTAAAAATAATGGAGGGCATGACTGTGTTTCAAGTCTAAAAAACAAATCTCGAAGGTTTACTGTTATATC